CTTTGCTTCTAATGTTGTATTCATTTCTTAACAGCTTTTTTCTTTGGAGGTTTTCTTTTTGTCTCACTCTTTTTCTTTGACGCTTTAGGCTTAACGACTTTCTTTATAGGCAAAGCTTTAAGCAAATCCCCAGCATCAAAAGTATTAACAATATTCCAAAACACTTTACCCGGTATCAATACCGACTCTATATTCTTTAACCCACCAAGCCCACCATACTGTTTCAATGCTGTTTTCAACATATCTTGTATTACTTTGTCATGTTCTTTTATCTCTTCAATTGCTTTCATGCTGTGTCTCCATTAAAGAATTAATTTGTTTAATCATAGTCTCATACTTGTTTGTAATTTTACTTAAATCTCTTTTTAAGTTTTTAACCCTGCTTATATTCGCCCTGTCTTCTTTGGAGAATGTTTCTATAAGACCTTTTTGCCATTTGTTCCGTTCTTCAAGATCTTTTATATTTTCTTCTTGTTCTATTCTCTTTAGTCTATGCAACTCATTCTCTATTGTTAAGATACGTTTAAGATCTTTTATTTCTTTTAAATATTTCGTATCAAACATTTAACCCTCCATACGGTAATCGTTAAATAATTATTTTTTCCATCTGCTTAAGCCTTGATACTCTACAGGTTTGTCATTATTAAGTTGTGCTTTCAGGTTATCACAAACAGGGCATACCCTAACCCTAAATACATCAAGCTTGTAAACTGGTTCGTTTGACATATCATGCCCACAAGAACAAAGATTTTTATTTATTGTAATGTTATTATCCATACGCGAGAGCGTTAACCCTTTTAATTTTTCATTCCAATCTGGTTCCATTATGTTCGCACCGTTATAGCATTACGCTCTTGAATCTTTTGTATCATCTTATTTTTAATTGTGGCTTTTTGTGCTGTTTTATCAACCTTTGGTATACCTTCCCCTGGTTCAAGGTGTCGCAACCCTGTTCCTTTCTTCCACGCTTCGTAGTTCGCTCTTGAAGGATGTTTTAAGAACTCTGTGTTATGTGGTGCATCACTTTTTTTATCGACAATTTCTAAAACTTCGTTCAGCCACGGAGAATCAACCGGCGTTGTATGAGACATTGAAACAATCTTTTTTGCTGGGCTACTACAGCAATCACATTCAATCAAGTTTGGGATTACGTCTGAACTGACATAAGCTTCTTGTGTATGCCCACATACGCCACAAAGATATTCATGGATTATCATGCAACCTCCTCGCCAGAACCTAAAGCACCAACTATACCCTTATACTCTTTAGATACGTTTTCAAGTTCTTCGCTTTTAGAATCGCTGATTTCCTCTTTTTTAACTGCAGGTATCTCACTATTATACCGGGTTTTAAACGCCTGGTACAAATCTTCTATTGTTATATCATGGTAAATAGTTGAGTTCAAACCCTTAGCGTATTTAGGATATTGTGCTACAGGTTCATACCAGCATTTATCTGTAAATCCTATGTCCATTATATATCCTTATTGTTGCTCGCTAAACCACTTTCATTATACAAAGCACTTGCTTCTTTCTTCAAGCTTAATTCACTCTTAATGCTTTTATCCATTGCATCAGCGCCAACCTTAACACCGTCAAGTTTTTGCGAAGCTTTATCACTCTGAATAGCTGCAACGGCTTTTGCTTTCTCAATTCTGATATTTTCCCAATCTAATTGTATACCGTTTGCTTTGACTTGCTGATCAACAAGTTCAGTTTTAATCTTCTCTGCTGCCAATGCTGTCTCTGTGTCAAGCTTTTTAATCTCAGCAATTGTCTTTGCTTTTTTAATTTGGACTTCCGCAATGTCTATCTGATTCTGTGCAGTAAGTTTCTTAGCCTCTTGGTCCATCTCTGCTGTTTTTATTTGTTGTTCGAACTGTGCTTTCTGAGATTCCATATTCAATTTTACCATTTCGGGATCAGGTGGTGCAGGTTGCTGCTGTCCTGATAACTGCTGTATTAGCTGTTCAAATGTTGGTATCTGCCCTTCTTTTAAAGCTTTTTCGAACTCTTTATCCGGTGTAGTACCAATCTGTTGAAACAATGATAGAATTTGAGGTGGTATCCCAAGCTTACCTAATTTCTCTAAATACTGTCCTAAGGGGCCTTGTTGCATCCTTAGTATAATGTCTTTATAATTCTTGACATCAAACTTTTCTAATACATATTCTTGGTCAACAAACCCACCCTTTGCCAGTGTTAGAGTTTCTTCTCTTTTCTGGATATGAGATACAGGCATAGTGGACCCGGCAACAACATTTATCTTCCCTGCGATTTGCAAATCTTCTTTTGTTATCGGTTTTGTTATTTCCTTGCCTTGCTGTTGAAGAGTTACGAATCTTGGTTGAGAATACCATTGCTGTGCTAAAGCAATATACATTCTACCACGTTCACGTATCATTTTCTGATAGTTCTTCCCCTTACCGGAAATAGACATGGCTTCTTTTTCAAGCAATAATGCTATGGCCTGTGCTGCTATTACTTGCTGCCCTTGAGTTTGTCCCTGTGTTATATCTTCGAACCTCCCAGATATTTCTTGAAACAAACTTTTATACATTTCTATTGCTGCCGGTATATCAGCACCCATGTTTGGAGGATCAATATACCCTATACCCTGTGCAACCATTGCATTTGTCGGTTGTATAATCCCCGCTTTGTTATCCATTTCAGAGATATTCACGCCTGAATCTCTCGGGACCATTAGCTTTGAACGAGATACCTTGTCTTTATACATGCCATGCTGCGTCAATGCTTTGTCAAGTTCTGTGTTCAATTTTTCTAATTGTTTATATTCAGCATGACCGAATGGGCTGGAAGGATCTGGGACAGGCTGAACATAAGATATAGGGAACCTACTGTAAAGGTAATTCTTCTGGTGTGTTTCTGGGTCTGCTTGTGGATTCAATGAAGGATTGTATTCATCCGATAAAACCACGTTCCCACCATTGCACATTTCAATACGTCTTATATTGCCAGGATAAATAGGTACTTCTCTTTCTATCTCTATCTGAGTTTGGATTTGACGGCCTAACTCGTCTACTCCACTTTCTATTTGTTGCTGCTTTTCCATTTTTGTTGAATAATCTCTTATCCAAATTTCAAATATATAAACCTTGTCAGAAGAAGTTTCATTTGCACCGTTAGATTCTCGGCCTATAAATTTCGTTTCACCTGATACGGCTACTTGTTGTTTACTAGAGAGGTTACTATCTCCTTCTCTATTCCTCTCGTCACCTACTTCCTGTTTGATAGACGAATCCGGGACAATCTTATTAGCCGAATCAGGCCACAACCTTTTGGCTTCTTTAACAGGTTTCTCATACCACCTGATAAACGCTTGTGCTTTTCTTTGTTTCCTTTCTGCCGGTGGATATAAAGAAAAATACATAGGATCAAGAGTATCAACAGAAATATCACCTACCGGGAAATTAATTGTAGAATCAGGGTAAGCATATTCAGCAACAAAGCCGTATAATTCACCAGTATAAACAGATTCTTCTAACACGCTTTGCTGCTCGTTATCAATCCACCATGTATCAATAACATTAGTCAATAATGAAAGCTGCTCCTGTGCGTCATCTCCGAGATCACCATCAGGAACTGCGTTGAATGTAGGATTATTATCAGTAAGCTGGTTAACAGTTTTTTTGTGGTATGTCCCCAGCATGTTAGCTGAGATTAAATTAAGTTCAGAGTCTTCGAATCTCCAATGATTATTACACCTAAGACTATAATATCTGGTCATATTCTTTGAAAAGTTAAATTCGTCTCGGTATTCAACGACTTCTTTAAATATGCTTTCAACAGCTAACCCGACACCTTTATGCCCTTTGGGCGGTATAAGTTCATTATTGTCTTTTTGTTCTAACTCACTATCAATGCCTTCTTCAGCCATGTCGTTTATTTGATCAACCATTACACACCTCTTTTGCTTTCCATTCTCCACACCATTCAGACTGCCTGATATAGCGATGCTCTGCTCTCCCGCTTACAATAACTGACGGTGGATGTCTTCGGCAAGTTTGCCCACTTTCAAACCTGCAATTTGAACATGATTCAACATGCTCTCCAGATATTTTATAATTATTTAAGGGGCATAAATCCTCAGTACAAGCGTGAAGGTTCCTCTTTTTAATATTATTTGGTTCTATACAGACAAATAATCCTTCTGAAATAGCCCTATGCATACAACGGCAAGTTTTCACATTTGTATCCCATTCTGTTTTATTCATTACACGCCTTCCGATGTCTGACTAAACTTTGTTTATTCTGGTACACTTTCCCACAACCGCATATAAATTCTTTCATAACTACCTTATTATATAACGATTCTCGTTTTTCCTTCAACATATTTATTATATCTTCTTGAAATTTCGACACAGGAGTTTGTTTTTCTACTATCTCCTCACCAAAGATTTTATTAATTTCTTCTTGGTTTCCTTGCCTCATTTTGTGTTCGATCTGCAACTTATCAATATTTATAACAGAAGTTATATATCTATCATTCATTATTGTAATTTCGTTTTCTTTGTGAAACGGTCTGAACTTGCATTGCCGACAAACAAACTGGTCCCATTCCATCCACTGCTGAAACGGTGGTGCAATGCCGTGTTTTTCGTCAATAGATTTAAACATTTCTGGCAGCATTGGTGCCGATAGCGTATCAAGATCGACTATGCCAAGTTCATGATGGCAGATATCACAAACAACTAATTGATTATTCACTTAGCACCTTCCTGTCTTCAACTTTTTTTAATTCATGTTGATACCTAATCCATGCACCAGACATATCTTTAGTTCCATCATGGTTGGGAATATGTTCTATCAACTCTTTAGCTGCAATAAATGCGTAAAACAACGTAATATAATCCGTGAGTAGATTTCTATTAGATCTTTGAATATCGTCAAGTTTATCTAATAATTCTATGTGCTTATTCATAATCCAAAGCCTCCTTATCTAAGTCAGAAGGCCCAGGGTCGTAAACAATATCGTCTTGAGTTTTTATTTCAGCCGACTGCACTTTGTTGAAATCAGTCTGAGAACCCATTTTAAATCCTATCTTCAACGCTGTGTAATGTGACCAACATAAAATCAAGAAACAAACTATTGCTAATACCGGTACTATATACTCGTTCATATTAACCCACCTTCTAAATTATTTTGTATATGCTTCATTGCTTGATCGTGTTCGTATCTTGCTATATCTTCAAAAGTAGTTGGCACTAAATCAGTTACTTCGACTGCCTGCTCCCACGGTCGCATTATCAAAAGAGTATGAACAACAGACCCCAACACATAAATAGACGGGTTGGAATCTTGCTTTGCACCTTTTTCTTCTATAAACGACATAATGTAGTTACGAACAAAATTGGTTTCGCCCAGGTAAAGAGTTTTGTGTGTTTTATTCAATGCAACTTTAATTCTGGCTGTGTATATCTCAAAGTTGTCAGTCTGGTTATAGTCAATCGGTCTAGATATTCTTACCGGTTCTTGTTCTGTATCTTCTATATTTAATTCGTTAACAATACTCATTAGTTGTAAAGGATCACCCCACCAATTTGTAATAATCCCTTCGCCGTATTCTTTCTGTATCTCTTTTGCCTTTGCAACAAGCTCATAAGCATCATCAGTTTCAAACTCGTCAATACAGTCAAAAGTTATTGTATCATCATATTTAACGCCAATTGTTAGCAAATACCCATTGTGAGAAAATGTAGGAAGTATTATACCACCTGTAATGTGAGAGTAGAGATTGTCCTTAGCATCTCGGTAGGCATAATCACGGACATTAGCCTCAATTCCCTCCATCTCTGCAACAAAAGCATTGGTGAAAGGGTTGCCGTATGTTTCTTTTTTAAATCTCGGCATTGTTTTCTTTTATTCTTTTAATATTAGCATCTTGACTTTTTTTTAATGCGTCCAGGTCTATTGTTCTTTCAGCGCAAACCGTCCACCAAGTGCAAATATTATTTTCTTTAAATGCACATTCCGTAATGCACTCTATACCACCTCCGTGACTATCTATATTTTTAATAGTCCTGTGAAGTCCCATAGTTTCAAGATATATTGATCTTGCGTATCTTTCAACCAGCCTGGGTGTTTTTGTTATACAACCTGTAACGTATGCGTCTTTTACCTGTGTTATAAACCAGTCTATAGATATTTCAATTATTTTATCTTTCATTCAATTGGTGTCTCCTCCGAAGGTTCACGCCCTACAATCTCAAAAAACACATCAAACAATTCTTCAAAATCGTTGATTCCCCATACTATATCATTCTCATGATCTAACAAATATTGATTTAAAATTGCTTCTGTTTCTGGTTTCATATTAAAGTCTTAAGCCTATGCAGATTTAAGCCTTTTATTTTTTTAACGTTATAATTACAACCACTTACAAAATCACTGTTTTTTACTGAAATCATGATAAATCCATGCCTTTTATAAATGTTTTGTACGCACCTTCGTGAGAATACCTCAAAGCATCCATAATGTGGTTGTTTGCATCAATAATAATCGGCAAGATATTGTCCGTATGTGGATCTTTCTTATATTTATAGTGTATAAACTCGCTGATTGTCTCAACACACCGAGGGTCTATCACAACATCAAATCCTTTTATATACTCAATACCGTCTTGTATGCTGCCTTTTCCCTTTTTAGATCCTTTGATATGGAAGCCTTCGTCTTTAACAAAGTCTATCGTATCCGGTCTTGCACTATCCCCAATCAAGGGCCATTGCCTTGAACCAGGAACCGTATCAATAAAAGCAGCTATATCAACAGTCTTAACACCTTTCCCCCATGCTTCATAATCAATATACATAGTCTCGTCTTGAATCCATGACCTGATTACAGCCATTGGGTCTGCTGCGAACCCCCAATCAACACCATATTTTAAGATTGCATCCTTCGGAGGTTTCGGTACTTCTTCAATTCTCCAACATCCGTGCATAACCTGTTCGTCACTCTGCTGGACTGTCTGGCCTTCCCAAACGTGGAGATATTTATCAAAGTCTTTTGTCTTGCAGAACTCCATTTCTTCTCTTAACACGTCGGGGAACCACGGGTTATCGTAATATTGAACATCAATAACGCAAGATCGTGGAGGCTTAATCTCGTCTGAAAACATTGCGTGAACTGGATCGTCATCGAATCTTGGATTGTATGAGAACCAAATTTCTGAACCTTCTTGGCGAATCGTAGGAATTAATATGTCCAAAGATATTTGCGAACAAGTGTGTGCCTCTTCTACCCATGCGAAGTCTACCCCTTCTGTTGACTTTATACCGTCTGGGTCAGATCTAAGCCCAGCAAATATAAAATTAGAGCCTGTACGCTTGTGTCTTATCTCACTTAGAGTCGATTCGAACTCCTCTTGTAACCCAAACTTTTCTATCTGATCGTCTAATATTCGTTTTACTGAATCTTTTATAGAACGCTGAATCTCACGACAACATAAGATCCTATGCTTTCCGTTTCTTGCGTATCCTATTAGCGCTGCTGCAAATGACCTTGAATTATGGGTAACTGTACCATCTGACAAACAAAACAAATTGTCACTGTCAACGCTAAAACCATAATATTTACCGATACCGGCTGGCTTTACAACTAAATACGATAATGTTTTATCTTTATTAGGTTTAACCCCATGACAAATTTTTCTCTTTATTTTGCATGGTATTTTATCAACAAACCCATTTATTCCGACAGCCCAAGCCACACCCCTCACGCCATTATTTGTGCAAATTGTTGATTTCTTTATTATAGTAGTTCTAAAACCTAAAGAATCGACAAGCCTTTTGACATCATATATAAGTTTTTTATTTGCTAAGGTTATCTTATAGCTACCCCTGCCATTATATGTGCCATCGGTATCTATTAAGCCTGCAAGTAGTTGCAATCTTACATTCTCGGAATTAGATATATAACTATCTGGGATATGCTTATTAAGTATCAAATTATAAGATTTAAATAAATCTTTTAATGGGTTTTGACGCCCTTTATTACCTACTATCCTTGATAGTCCTATATTTTGTGCTTTACCTTTTTTTGTGCAATAAGTTGCTTTTACATTATAAGTTGGTGCTATTTTTTCTAAATAATTAACTATTTCTTTATCGGCTGTTGTGATTACCATATCCCTGCTATGCCCGTCTCCCAACCAAACCCCCAATAAATATGGGTCTATCGCTACTTTCTGCCCTTTAAACTTTATAAGCCCAGCCCTATACCCCCTGAAGTTTTCCTTCCATCTATTTGATTGTTTTAAATATTCGGATACAGAAATATTGACGATACCTCCCCATCCAGGGTATCTACCGTTAGGACATTTATAATTACCAGATTTTAATTTTATGCCCCTATCTTTAGCGCAGGATTTAGATTTTTTTAAAGACAAGATATGGTCTTTGTTGACGGTATAGCTAATAGCAGACGTTTGATTTATTTCAAACATTTCAGACTCACCAACCATCGTATCTATGACATTCCTCGGTCTAGAGTCTGGCCCCATAAGCTTATCACCGATTATGATATCTTCAACATTTTTTAGCTTACCGTTATACATTAACACTGGCGTACCAAGAGCAAAACACTTTGCACCACCACGACCGCCTCTAAATACTTTATATCTAAAGTCAGTCTGCAATAATGGTTCAAATATTTCAGGTATTTCAGCTTTTATTTTTTAGTCTCCGATTTAACGAGAGTAAATTGTGTTACTTCTACAGGCCCACCACCTGGAGAAGATAGTGTGTTGTCTGACTTATCATGGTATCCATGCTTACCTAACACAAGCTTAACTATGTTAGAGTTAAATTTCCCTGTAAGCCCACTATTGATTAAGATTTGATGTTGTTTTTGTAAAATTTCTTCTAATATCTCCGAAAATTCTTTCTTATCTTCATGCCCTGCCCAATCATACAGAGTTGATGACCTAATGCCACAAGCTAATGCAACCCCTATGTGAGATGGTATAACGTCCCCTAATAATTCGAAATTATTAACATAATGGCGTGCCTTTTCAAGTATGCCTTTATTATATTTCGTTGGCCTCCCGACTTTAGCCATGATACCTCTCTATGCTTTAACCTTCAAAACGCTAAATTTGCCTACCTTGTTGAGTTGTAATGTTCCACTTTTTGTTGAATCTTTGCAACTTATTGCTTTTTCTATACTATTCCAAATAATTTGGTCAAAATTCTCTCTGTAATTATTATTAGCTACTCTTTGATTTGATTTTGATTTGATTGACATTCTTTTATTCTTTCCCTTGCTGCTTTTAGATCTTTAGCATATTTTTTATCATCCCAATCCGGTTCGTCTCTTGCATATTCTTTTGCAGTTTTTGTAACCGGTTCGTGCCTAAATATTAGCATCAGTATACTCTACCAGTGCTGTAACATCCACTTGTTGCACCAGGACTACTTTTACCCTTCGGTCTTATCACCTGTGACTCAATATAATCTATTTTTTTATTTAGTATTTGTATTTTACCACCTCTGTCTAAAAAAGATTTTATTGTTTCTTTTTCTTTCCCCCTGCTACTCTTTGTTTTGTGAGTCTCAAAGTTCATTAATAATGTCAACTATATCAGATATTTAGCTACAGCACAAACAAAAATAGCCCTCATCGGTATACTCAATTGTATACCGACTTGGACTATCGACGAAGGAAGAGAAAAATGAAAAAATCAAACTTACCATCCTACATAAATTGTGTTCACTACTAAAATTAATATATACAAAAATATCGTGTTTATGTCAATAGCAAACATTTTAATTATTCGATTCCAACCACTTTTCCCGGCTCGTCCGGGGCATTAACTTATTAGCGGATTTACTCCGCATGTAATTCTATGTCAGATTTTACTTCATTCCCCCATGAGTCCCATCCTTCAAACTTCTCCCTGGCAAAAAGCTCTATCTTTGAACCTGCAGAGACACTTTCAATAAGCTCTCTAAATAACATAGGCTTTTCAGAATGTTTAAGCCTTTTGTGTTCGAACCAAGTTGTATCAATTCTTTTCAATGCCTTATGAGTTCCACGCCTGCAAAATAGTAAATGTTCGGTTGTCTGGATGTATGTTCCCCCTATCCCTATACCATGCCGGGGCTTACACCAAGTTATCATACATGATACGTTAAAACCCCATGATTTTGCTACATCATAAGATTCTTTGATATATTTATTTATCGTCCAAAGATAAAGGTGCGCATTTTTTTCCGCAAGTTCCTTAACCGGCAAACCTTTTATTGACTCAATATTCATTGTAGGATATGGAAGGTCTTTAGATGGGCCATTACTATTCCAGTCTGGGCCTCTTTTAACATCCCATGGTGGGTCTGCATAAATTACATTATACTTTTTCATACCTTACTCCTTAAATTTTGCATAAACATTTAAAATATCTCCGTTGTCTAATTTTATACTTGCAAAATGGTCAGCATTTTTCTTGCAGCATAAAACCATAATATTTTTTATGATACTATTGAACAATTTTTTATGGTGTATTTTTATCATATTTCTCCTTAATGTGCTTGTGCCCTACCCTGCCCAAGTACGCCCTTGCCCTTTGCAGTTCAGCGGCTTGTCCGTTGCAATATTTGATTAGCGACGCTGGCGGAGCCTGTCTAAGCTAATGTCATAAGTTCACCGACGAGCTTGCGACGCTCGTTGCAACGGTTATTATTTCTTGCCGCCAGCGCTGGATGCCTTGCCTGATTGCAGCCGGGTTCTTTCTATATAATATCTCAGCGATTTCTTTTAACGTAAACCCATTTTCATACATTAACACCGCAGTTCGTCGTTCTAGAGTACTATATTTCCCTGATCTGTGTCCCATTTTGTCCTCCTAATGTTTTGTGTTAAGTGGCAGGCGGTTATTCTGGACAATGTTTACAAGAATAACCATATCCATCACTGCCACATACTTTACAAGTAGAAATCTCTTTAGCCTGTCCAGCTTCAACAACTTGATTAGGAGGCTGTTTGATAGGGCAATAAGCTTCATTGCAGTAGACAGGTCCATTCTCATACGCACAATAGCGTAAGCCGTCATCCATATAATGACTGGGACAATCGTGAAATTTAACGGTAATATTCCAAGTTTTTAACATACTAATAGTCCTCCTAATAATGCAGATCAGCGGCAAGGTACGCCGCCCGTTGCATTAGCTGATTATAAAATTACGCGCCTAAAGTTAGTATTAAGTCCATAATAAGGGTGCACAGGGCGCCACCAATGTATAATTGCCAATCTTTTTTGCATAGCTTTAAAATAATATATGTCCAAACTGTTGAAAATATAAGCCCTACTAAATTTTCCATTTTTCCTCCAAGTAATTTTTATAATATTAAGTTCACCGGCGCTCTATTACGTCGGAGCAAGTAGGGCACATTAATTGTGGTAGTTCATAATCGCCACAATTTTTGCACTGGAAAGCGTCCGTTGCAACGGTTATTATTTTTTCGGTATTAGTTACCATTTTCCATTCCTCATCACACGCCATGCAATGATAAATTTCTTCATCACGCTTTACTGTTGCACAGTTGCAGATAGGGCAAGTCATTCTCTTATATAGTTTTGACATCGTTCCTCCATTCTAAATAAAAATAATATTTTAATTCATCAGCAGCTTTGCTGCCTGTTGCAATGGTTATTATTTTTCGTGGTCGAATAAATCTCTTGGTAGGACATGATATCTAACCAAAACCCCTTCAACAACGGCTCCTGGTGGGGCGGCATCTTTAGCTTCTTGGTAAGAAGGGAATGCCATAATATCAGTTTCTTTTCTTGTCCAACCACCCACCCTCCAATTGTCAGGGTAGTATCCATACTTCCTTTTAAACGTGTAGTACAAAGGGTTTTGTGGCAATGGTGACATTTTACCTCCTAAAGAAAAATAATGTCCTAAGTTCACCGACGAGCGTAGCGATGCTCGTTGCAACGGTTATTATACCTGCTTAAACCAACCATGTTTAATAGACGAATCATTTATTTCTTCATCAAACTCAATTTCATCAAAATTGTCATTCTGTTCTAAACTAACAACAAGCTTACTCGTACTGGCTGCGCTCCTCAAGATGGTTGCCTTGTGTTTTACGAGTAACGTTTCTAACTCCTTTAGAAATTCATTCATTTTTCACTTCCTTTTCGTTAAGGTATGATAAGTAGTTATGTAGATCTGTGTAACTTGTAAATTGTAATGTTATCCAGACCAGCATGTTATATTTAATCAATTCTTTTTTTGCCAAAATAAACAGCCAAAGCCATTAAAGATACACCGATCATATTAATATGATTAGCGTTTTCATTCATTGCCATTATTAATCCTGACATTCCGGTTAAAACATATAACAAATTAATTACTTTTTCCATTTTGGCATTTCCTTTTATTATTTAAGTCTTAGAACTGAGCCGAAAGAAAGTATATCTTCTTTCACAGAATTATAAATATCTTTATAATGTCTACCAATAGTCATATATTTTTTTAAACTTTTTTTAGCTAATCTTTCAGCAAGCAACAGTTCAGATATTTCATAAAGATTCATTGTGTCACGCAGTTTCGGCTTACTCTGTGCCATTAATCCAAGAGCTTTATATGTGGCATTTGTTATATGCTTGTAATAAAACTTAGCAGATTTGCTTCCTTGGTTTGTGGCATAATCAACAAATTCTTTTATAACATCTGTTTCCTCAAGTCTTGCAAGCTTGCCCTGTTCTCTTTGGATCAACCATTTAGGGTCCGTTGCATTTTTGTCAGCAATCAAAATATGCTGTTCCATTGCATTAAATGCTGCAATAAATTTACCTTGCCACTGGCGAGCCTTTTTTGTATCGAATCTCATACCAAGAAGAATAAAACAATCACGATTTAATAAATACGCTTTATACTTTTTACCTCTATATTCTCTATCCTCAATTTCAAATTTAGGGTGAAAGCCTGTCACTCTAAAATCATCTAATTTCGGGATTAATGTTTTCATTGCTTGAGAGACTTTGGCGTGTTGCATCCCAAATTTTCTTGCGATTACTCCTGTGTCACAATAAATCTCATTTCTTTTAAATTCTACTAATTCCATTTTGCACCTTACTATTTATGGTTAATATTTACAGTACATAATATAACTCTTAAATAGTATGATGTCAACACATTATTTCAATTAAGTTTCGATAAAATTCATATCAGGATTCTGTTTCAATAAAAGTTTTTTCTTTATCAAATAAACATCAGTCTTGGTCGCATTTCCACCTTTCACATCTTCAATAATCAATCTACCTTCTTGAGTATATCTAAAATCAGCATAATAATTAATCGGGTAGTAAGTCTTACCCATATGTTTAAAACCGTCCTGTAGCTTAAATTTTGGCTGTAATTCAAGGTTTTTGATAAACCCACAATGCTCCTGTAATTTTAATTCTTTATATCGCTTACTTTCCTTGATCGAATCGAATTTTAGTCCATCTACAACAGTCTTTTTGTTGTTGTATTTCTGCTTTTTTTGTTTCGGATATAAATTTTTATATGCTTTTGGTAAATAAACCATCATATTCCTTTAATCTTTAAGTTACCTGAATGAATTTTAAAATGACATTTTGTGCAAACTAAAGCTAAATTATCAAGATTATCGTTGCCAGAACTACCGAATGTTTTTATGTGATGGGCTGCCGATTCGTTTCTTTGTAACCATTTTCCACAACATTGACATAAATGGCTTTCTCTTTCACAAAGAGCGTCTACTCTGTCTTTCCATGCTTTGCTATTTCTTTTGAGTTTTTTCATCTTATGTCCATTTCGCTTTTAGCAACTGATAACAACGATCTGTAAGCGTCTAAATTAGCGTGGAGCCTTTTCACATTTTCCCTGCAAGCATGGAATATACCCTCCGCTTTTCGCATTTCGAACCTTTCGTCAGCTACTTTGCCTTTTACAATCGCAGGAATTAATGTAACAGACTGGCCCTGATCCTTTAAGTCAAGTATGCATATACTTTTAGCGACCAAATAATCCCTTTCTGTGCTTGCCATTTTTTCAGATAGCTCTTGGTATTTAGATAATGCAGTTTCAAGCTCTTTACATTTTTTAATATATGCCAGCTTTAGTGTTTTTATCTCTTGGTAATCTTGCATATTTACTCCCTATACTCACCACATTTCATTAATGAATCACCGTCTAACCGTCTTAGTTTTGTTTCCTCCCATACCACTGCCCAATTTCTGCAACCCTTTGAATAAATTGTTCTAAATTTTCAGTCCTGGTATCGTCTGAATCACACCAATATTCTGATAATTGGTCTATAAGTTCATTTGGTAATACATTTTTAGGTTTGAAATTTAATACATCCATTATTCCTCCAGTAGCATTGTTTTATTATTTTTCTGGTTTGAAGTAATAATCAAGGTGACTTTCCAAAACATCGAAGTCACTAAGCTCCAAATCAGCACACTGGTGACAAAGAGTTGGGGTGTCATAATCTTGGCTTTCCCATAATTTGTCTGATGCATCAATAAACTGTTCTGGTGTGTCTATCTCAACGTCACCAATGTAAAAGCTTGCATTAGTGGTAATGTATACTGGTACTTTCATCGTCACTCCTTTTTTAAAAATAATGTCGTAAATCACTGGCTAAGAGCCCGTCCGCAATCGCAACAATATTTATGACTCGGGTGATTTATTTTGGTGTAATTACAATAATAACTGCAAGGCTCTTTGTCCACGTGCATTGCAGTATTGGACGGCTGGTCATCAAGGGGGCAAAACTTTGGGAACCTTAACAGAGTGTCCGGTAATATTTCCTGAGAAAAACCGCACCATTGCTTTCCAATATTTCCACCTGTCCTGATAATGTTACGTTCAGGACACGTTAAACAACTTGCTACATAGATAATTTTATTCATAGTCCGCTCCAATATTAAGTTCTACGGCTCGCCCGTAGCAACGGTTTTATTATATTAATTGTTTTAGGTTTTCTGCTAGTATTATTTTTTTAAAATCTCAACAAACTAACAAGCTTTTTTAGTTGCTCAATGATTATTTTATATCTATCAATCTCAATTTTTAGTTTTGTTATTTCTTCGTGCATTTCTTTTTTTGTCATTTTAAACATCTCCATATTTAATTATATTATTAAAGTTAAAACAGCCTTTTTTAATATCAAATTTCGTTGTGAAATCACTTCCAGGTATTCCATTCCGGCACTTTGCCATTATGATTTCTGTAAAAGACTTATCGTGTTTTTCACCTGCGTTATTTTTTAATCCGTAAACCCCTGGTCTATAGATGAATAAGATCACATCCCCGTCCTCTTCTATCGCCCCAGTCTGCTTGAGATATATCATTTGTGGACGTTTTGTTGCTGTTTCTTCAACCTTTCTACCCAACTGACACAACACAACTAATGGTATTCTTAATTCCTTCTTTAACTCTGCTAATCTGTTACTATTCTTTGTATAACCTTGAAATTCAGATAGGCTTTTAGCGTATGATATTTTAGATAACTGATCTATAAAAATAATCTTACACCCATCTTTTTTCATTCTTCTACATCTTCTTACCACATCTTCAATACTCGATTTTGAATCATTCATTTGTATTGGCAATGTTGATAAAGTATCTGCTGCCATATCTATTTTTGAAAAATCTTCCCTTGTTAATTTGCCAGGGTTATAAAAAGTTAAAGAGTTAATCCCTGTCTCTGCCGACATCATCCTGTCCGTTAATTCTTCCTTGTCCATTTCAATTGACAACACACCAACTTTTATATTTTGCAATCCTATATGTTTAACCATTGCAAGCATTAGTGCGGTTTTCCCCTGCCCAGGTCTTGCAGAAATATAAATTAATCTTGATCCTGATACAAACATTCTGTTTTCTATACCAACCAAGCCAAGATTTATCCCAATTTTGTTTTTTGATTTCTGGCTTTTATCTATCCGGTTAACAGTATCCATCATTAACTTTTCAGAATCATAAAATTTATCTCTTGCTCCTGTTGGCTCAACTGACATTATTTGCTCTTGTGCATATTCAATAATTTTATCCGGTGCGTCTGATTGTTTACATTTATCAAGAATATTCATACAGGATATCATCAAGTCTCTTGCTTTTGAATAGTCTCTAACTTTCTTGGAATATTCAAAAGGATTTAATGCTACCTCAGAATTATCAGCAATATTTGTAAGGTGTTTACCTATTTTATCATCAAGATACCCCCTTGATTCTAATACAGCACCAAGCATGGGTAATTCAATCGGGTCTTTTCTGGCTTTTAATACCAGCATTGCACCAAATATTTTCTGGTTCATTGAATTGTAAAAATCAATAGGGTCTAAATCTATTATTTTGTGTATATTGTCAGGCATTAAAATTATAGATGCCAGCAAATGGTCTTCTATGTCTGTATTGTGAGGTAAAATCATAATCTCCTTAAAATGTCTTTTTAAATATTAAGACGTTTTGGTGTATTTTTACAAGCTTTTTACTTTTCATATTCCCCGATGCTCTCATACTTGCACTTGCTATCATATTTAGTAAAATAGCTTCGTTATAAAAAGACATACCACACTCTTTAAAAGCATTTATAGTATCTGGGACAAAACCTATAAAATTACCCTTTTTATCTCTTACCTCCCCAACAACGAAACAAGCATACCCCCCAGATTTTAATAAAGAACATGATTTTCTTATAATCTTTGTATATGATTCTAAGAAAGAATGATAATCCATATTAGAGATATCCCCATCCAAATCACTATATACCTCAAGATTTGCGTATGGAGGGCAACTAAAGACAAAATCAAATTTATTCAACCATTTATCTTTTAATATTTCGTTAGAATCACCAACATACCAAGATGGTTGGTTATTTATATCTAATATGTCGAGGGCTTGATCTCTATTGCTATCAATTTGTTCTTGCCTTATATCTACACCAGTATATTTAAAACCAAGATAATTTGCTACTATACCACGCACAGAACCACCAGAAAAAGGGTCAAGTATACTCCCACCATCAGGACAAAACCAATGATATAATACTTCGCATAAAGCAGGATCAAATATTGAAACATATTTTGCAGAATTTTTATCTCTTTTTGTGGTGTCCATATTTATTACCACAGAATCTCTGCCTATTTCGCTTTTCATCCCAAGTCTTGCCCATTGCCTTTTTCTGCCTTGCCAAGATCTGCTTTTTGTATCCAATATAGAGAATGGTGGCTCTTTGAATTTGCTTCTCAATAAAGGATTTTCAATTATTTCATCTCCAAAAATATCTATATTATTCATATCCCATATTCCTTATTCTCTTGATCTATTTCAGATTGAGATTTTATTTTAATTTCACAATTGCCGTTTATTGGTTCAAGTTCATCTTCCCATCTTCTTTGATTTAGCCAAGTTGTAAAATGTGGTATGTATTTTTCATTCTCCCATTGTTCAGATTTGCTTTGTATTTTAATTGAATCAAGAATTATTTGTAAAGATGGTATTGGTTCTTTTATCTTTTTGTATATTTGGAACCCTTTTGATTTTCCTATTTTTCTTGGATATGCTTTCCAGATTGTTTCAAAATCTTCTGTATATATTTCTTTTCTTTTGTTCTTATGTTCTTGTTTGTGGTTACTTGTTGGTTGTCTGTTGGTTACATGCTGGTTAGATTGCTGGTTGATTACTGATTCTTTGTTCTGGTAAGTGTCCCAATTTATTATAGTTATTATGCTAAATTTGTTGGTTGTTTTGATGGTTAGATTTTTACACTTTTTTAAAAAAGATAAACAAGTCCTGATTTTCTGTTCTGACAACCATGTTTCTTCAGCAGCTTTTTTACGCCCAAAGATAAACTGTCCAGGTTGTAATATTATTTCTTGGAATCCAACCACTTGCTTATAATCCTTTTTATGGTTTGCTTTCATTAAACAATATGTCCAGAATATCCACACATTGTGATTCTTAATTAATCCAGTATCTATGGATTTTCGCCATAGCTTAACCCACCCGTCAACCATTTTAAACCTCTTTGGATGGTTCTCTTATTGCTGTCTTTGGAATACCTATTTCAGCCAGCTTCCGAACATAAAAAGGGCTTATAACAGAGTTTCCAGTTATCCAATTAGAAACAGTGATCTCACTTGTACCTATTTTTTTTGCGACATCTTTCTGAGTCATACCTATAAGCCTAATTTCTTTAGCCAACAACTTTTCTTTTTTCAATTTAAATCTCCTTTTATTATAATGATCCTTCCACTTGAATCATATAGTACCTTAATATTGCATGAATGTCAAACTATTTTTATTTGTACTTGACTTTAACTTTCATTGTGATATTATTTAGACACTCAAGCAAGAAACAAGGTCACTGATTGAGTTCAAACCGGCAACAAGCTTGATGATGATTTCATATTACCTGATCTGTCAGACCACGAATGTTTGTGCGAGGAAGATGTGTTGGATGAAATCAAAGCATTTTATAAGAGTTTGGAGGATAATTAAAATGGAACCACGCTTTGCAATTAAATGCTGTTCTGAATTAATAGCTTTGACAATACCAGAAATGGAAAAGGTTGAAGTTGAAATTAGGTCATTATTGATGGAGAGGGCATATATTCAGACCCATCCAGAAAAATATGATTCAAAATTGCACGTTGGAATATTTGCACCGGAAGAAATCAAAAACCTTTCACAAGGTATGAGGATAGAATAATGGATAATTTAATTTACTGGAATAAAGTCTCAACACCACCACCAAATATGTTAAAAACAATAAAAGCTGGTCGGTTAAAAGGTATGTCTGATATAAAACCACAGTGGAGATACCATATTATGACAGAAGTTTTTGGGCCGTGTGGTATTGGTTGGAAATACACTGTTACAAATAAATGGACTGAAAATGGTTCTGATAATCAAATTTTTGCATTTGCAGATATTGAGCTATATTTTTTACACGCTGGTGTTTGGTCTGAACCAATTCCGGGTCATGGTGGTAGTATGTTAGTCGCAAAAGAATCAAAAGGACCACATTCAAGTGATGAGGCTTTTAAAATGGCGATAACTGATGCACTTAGTACGGCAATGAAATTAATTGGTGTTGCATCTGATATTTATATGGGTAATTGGGATGGAACTAAATATATAAACAAGCCACCAGCTCCGCAAAAAGAAATAACAATAGGTGAAGAAAACGTTGCTTGGTTGGTTGGTTTCTGCAAAAGAAATAAAATAATAGATCCATCAACTAAAAAAGAGTTCCAATCTCATTATCAATTCAACCCATACGTTACTACTGAAAAAGAATTTGGAGAGATAAGAAAGCAAATCGAGTCAGAATACAATGAGGCTTAAAATGATATATGACTTCAGCCAATATAGCCCAGAATGGTGGAAAATAAGAGAACAGAGGTTAACAGGCTCCCATGCTCAAGCTATTGGTGTTAACGGTAAAGGATTGAAAACATATACCCGTAAAATAATGTCAGAGTATTATTCTTCTGCTCAAATTGAAACATACTCAAACGATGATATGCGAAGAGGTCTTGAGCGTGAAGACAAAGCGGCAAGTGAATATAGTATTGAACACATGACAGTATTAAAAAAGGTCGGATTTGTTACGAGAGGGGATCATGTTGGAGTCAGCCCTGACAGACTTGCAGATGAAAATGGCTTGGTGGAAATAAAATGTCCTAAAGACTCAACATACCTTGATTTATTATTGGATAAAAAGATAGACACGAAATATATATGGCAAATGCAAATGCAGCTACTTATATGCGAGAAAGATTGGTGCGACTATGTTGTGTATAACCCAAACTTTGAAACACGCTTATTTGTGCAAAGAATCGAACCAGATGCTAAAAAGTTCAAGGCTTTGGAAGAAGGGATTGAGTCAGGAATTAAAATGATAAAAGATATAGAAGAAAGGATGGCATTATGAAAAAAGAAATAGAAATAGACACAACACCATACGAATTAGCTGAAAGGAAATCGCATGATCACATTAAATGAAACAACCAAAACAAAAACAATCGAGATTGACGGATTTGAGTTAGATATTGACATAACTTTTGAATTTACAATATCAAAAGGCTACCCGGCAACATGGGACGAACCAGGGGTTGATGAAGAAATCGAGATTATCTTGAATGAATCAAGAACAATCGAAAG